CATACAAAGAAAACAAGTGCAGCTCAAAAGCGACTCTAAGCGGCGCAAGGCGTTGATTTTAAGGGCCAAAAAGGCCGCGTTTGGTGCTGACGACTGGACCGGATTCAAGGACGTGTTTTCACTTGTTGAAGAGCAGGCGCATCAAAACGGAGAGGGTTGGGCCGATGAGCACCAGAGGGCAACGTATGAGGCAATTATCAACACCATGAACAAGCGCAAAGAGTTTGCGCGTGCTGCCCAAATGGTTAGAGAGCTTGAGCTCGTGGGTGATGATGCTTTAGATTCAGCGATTGAAATGGACAAGGACTACAATCTGACGACATGGTACGATAGGCAAATCATTCGTATTGCCAGGGCACGACGTAGGCATGTTGGACGGTTAAAGCGAGGAGAATAGTAATGGCCGGCAACACCTTTAGGCACCAGATTGAGTTTGACGCCACCAACGAGAAGGCAACGCTTCGACTCCCTGTGGCCTATGACGTAATTCAAGTTCAACTACACATCACGGGCACAGCCGCCGACACTGCCGTTATAGCCGGGACGCACTCTGGAGGCGACCTCCTGCTAATAGAGGGGATAGATGAGGATGGTGACGTCGTCGTCCTGCCCGGCGGAATTCCAGAGCACACTATTGCGGCCCTTAGCGGTGCGTTTAAGTTGCATATTTCAGACGATAAGGTGCTTCAGTTTAGCTGGAAGGGCCCGGCCATAAGGCTGAGTTGGAACAAGAGTACTGCCACTAAAATAGTCGCCAAGGTTAAAACGTTTATGGAGAACAATCAAGACGTGGATACCGGGTCCGCGTACCCTGCTAAGATTGAGGCAACCGCGGGTGGTGTCACGCGCTCGTTGAGAGGTAATTAATGGCCCGACTTCCAGTAAATAGAAACTTTGTGTCTAATGAGGGCTCTGAAGCCGCAGAAGACCTTTCTAACGGAACAATCAACCGAGACGTTGGTATCGGAACCGACAGTCCCCAGCAGCCCCTTCACGTTACTGGGGTGGCTGCTGCTGACCCTCAGTTTGCGCTCAATCAGCCAGTAATCATCGAACATGCGACAAGGCCTGGTATCCAGCTTGTTGGCTCGGCTAACAATATCGGCATTATTGAGTTTGGCGATAACGCCCATCCTAACGCTGGAAGCATCAACTTCGACCACTCCACCAACCGGATACGCTTTGGCTTTGAGGATGACGCCGAAAAGGTCTACATCGACAGTTCTGGCAACATGGTTATTGACGGTGACCTGACAGTAAGCGGAACGACCACAACAGTCAGCACAACCAACACCGTCCTAGAAGATAAGCTAATCGAGCTGGGCAACGGGATAACTGGCACACCCTCGGGTGATGCCGGCCTCATTATCGAACGGGGCAGCTCAACCAACGCAGCCATCATCTGGGACGAAAGCCGGGACGAATTCGTACTGGGCACCACCTCTGCCACTGGCGCAAGCACGGGCGACCTAACCGTGACACCTGGCAACGTCAGCGTGGAGCGAATAGGTGCTGGCACCGAGCAGGCCGAGGCAGAGGTCCACGCCAAGCGGGATACTGCCAGCGGCGTACAGTATTCGACGACGGCTACGGTCATTGCAGAGGACGACTCCAGGCCTTCAATTCAGCTGGCTGGCGGTGCTAGTAATATTGGCCTAATCCAATTTGGCGACAACGCAGCCGTGGCCAGTGGGCAGATTTACTACGACCACTCCACAGATAAACTCCGTATCGATGCCGGTGGCAATGGCGACCGGGTCACGGTTGATGCTGATGGTGATGTTGTTATTGCTGGTGACCTGGAGGTCACGGGAGACATGGAGGTCACGGGCGGTGACCTGGCCTTCAGTGATGGTCAAAACGCAACTGTCTCTATCGAAGCAACAGATCATAACGTTGCGGGCAGGACGCTCACCATCACAGGCGGCTCAACCACCGCCGGTACAACAAACAACATTGCTGGTGGCACAGTCACCATTTCAGCAGGGCAGGGCAAGGGCACTGGAGCTGGTGGAGATATCCTCTTCCGGGTGGCAAACGCAGGGGGTTCTGGCAGCGCCCTAAACAGTCACGCGACAGCCCTAACTATTAGCGATGACTCGAAAGCCACGTTTGCTGATGATGTAGCGGTTGCTGGAGAGCTTGAGCTTGGTCACGCAAGTGACACTACGCTTAGCCGTAGCTCTGCCGGTGTGCTGGCTGTTGAGGGCGTGGTTGTTCCGACCATTAGCTCGACAAGCACCCTAACCAACAAGACGTTGACCGCGCCCAGGATTGCAGACGATGGGTTTATTGCAGACGCAAACGGCAATGAGCAACTGGTGTTTGTCCAGACAGCCAGCGCTGTAAACCATTGGGAAATGACCAATGCCACGTCCGGTGCCCCGCTGGTTACCCTTCAGGCCGCTGGTGACACGGCTGACGTGAACGCAGTTATCAAGCCTAAAGGCGAGGGTGTTGTTGCGTTTATAATGACTCACGCTAATAGCGCTGTGTCCATTAAAGGCGCAAGCAGTGGTGATGCGGTGTTGGAGCTTCAGCCCGACGACGGAACGGCGGCTGACCAGTGGACTGTTAGTGCTCTAGATGACGGTCACTTTACGATTGGCAGCAAGATATCTGGATCCTTTGTGGATATGCTAGAGATTACGCCCAACGCTACGGCTGCAAATAGCTCAAGCGCTTTGGCTGGCTCGCTCCGAACAACAGGAAAGCTCACGTCAGCAGGCCAGGTTTTGGCGTATGCGGCGAAGACAGCAAACTATGAGACTGTAGCTACTGACCATGTAATCGTAGCCTCCAGGGGCATTACTATAACCTTGGTGGAGAATGCCGCCGCAGGCACTGTTTTCGTTATCAAGCGAGTAGACGACGGGACAAGTGATGGCGCAATCACGGTCTCGCGTGACGGCAGTGACACAATTGACGGTGAAACGTCAGTGTCGCTTGATAATAATTACGACACAATCACAGTAATGAGCGACGGCGCTAATTATCACACCCTCTCCGAGCTTGCCTCTGGCGGGCATGACCCGTAGAGGAGGTGGTTGATAGTGTGTTTTGTAACAAGTGTTTAGGAGTTAGATATGAGACACCACAGCTTTGCCAGTTGGCCCAAGTCAGAAACACCGCAGTCGACTAAAAGCTTGCCTGTCGCCCCGCCCGTTCCAGCGGCCGTGGTGGCTCCAGCTTACAGTGACTTGCTTAAGCGGGAGCTTTTGGCCCTCGCGGACGAGCGCGGCGTAAGCGTGTCGTCGAGAGATGCCAAGACTAAAATCATCGCCGCCCTGGAGGCCGCTGATGGCTGACCCACGAGCAGACGCCCTGCGCTCAATTTTAGAACGAAACGCCGGTGGCGGGCTTGGTGTTCGCGGCGGCTTGGACGTCAGCCTCAACCCGCCCTTCCCGCAACCGCCGCCGGCAAAAACGCCGCTGACGCTTGCGGGCGGAAAAATGCGCTCAATGGGTGAGCAGTTTCCGCTGTTTGGTGGGGGTGGCGGGGGTGAATACACCCTCGGAGCTCAGGGCCAGCTCGGGGGCTACCAGCTCGGCGGCAGCGCGACACTTAGCAAGGACGAGCGACAGTTTGAAGTTATGGCCAGGAGCCTCGGCGTGGACCCCCAGGAGCTGCGAATGTGGCTAGCCATGCGCGGGACAGATCCAAGCAGAGTAGGTGCCTCATACACAGGACAGCCCGTTTCCGCTTCTGCCGAAGCAGTGTTACCGGAGGGCGAGCGTGCGGTTTCTGGGGAGTTTAGCTACAACCTGGGAGATGCCGGTTCAGTCGGAGCTCGGGGTAAATACGACATCGAAGACCCCCGGCGCTCCAGCCTTATGGGCACCTACAAAACGAGCTTTTAGCAAATGAATAAGGCCGACGTTAAACGCCTCCAAGCAGGGCTAAATTCTGCGGGCTACGATTCCGGGCTGCTTGACGGTATCCTTGGCCCAATCACTTTGAGCGCGGCAGTCACCTACCTCTACAAAGAGTTTGGCGAAACAGGCGTGGCCGAAGATGCCCTGGCAAGGCTCAAAACAAAGCCCACAACAACGATGATTCCCGGCATTGACGTGTCGGCATACAATGGGGATATCGATTGGGAGGCGGTGGCCGGCGCAGGCATCAAGTATATGTGGTGCAAACAATCTGAGGGCACAACCCATCATAATGGTCGCAGGAAAGAAAATTTAGCGGGGGCCCGATCAGTCGGAATAAAAACCGGCGGCTACCATTTTGCCAGGCCTGACACGTATCAAAGCCTGCAACTTGGCGATGCCGTCAACGAGGGTCACAACTTCCTAAACTGCTACGACCACAAACCGGGAGACCTCGTGCCCGCGCTTGACCTCGAAAGCGGCTTGCTCAAAAACGACCATAACTACAATTTAGAGTGGATTTTCGAGTGGTGCCACACCGTCGAGAAGGAGCTCGGCCTGAAGCCAAAAAGCATACTCATGTACAGCGCACGGTGGGCCTGTGTGTCGAGGCTCCTAAAAGGGGATGCGGCCCTCAAAAAAGAACTTGCCGAGTACCGCCAGTGGTGGTGTGAGTACCGCAGCGAACAGGTCACGGCCCCCACAAAAAACCCCGCCCCGTGGAAACCAAACGACTGGGTTGTCTGGCAGTGGACTGGTCACGGCAAGGTGCCCGGATGCAAGGGCCGCGTTGACCGTAATCACATGAAGCCGGGCGGGCTTGAGCAACTAAGGATGGACGCATGAAGCAGCAGCTTTTGAAGTGGTGGCCTGTAATAATGGCCGTTCTCGCGGGCCTCGCGTGGCTTATATCCACAAGTATAGACCTGGGCAGAATGCAGAGCGAGGCAGAAACCAGTCACGCGGTATCGGCAAGCGAAGACACCAAATTACACAAACGCATTGACCACACCGACAAGAAGGTTGTTAAACTCCAACAACGAGTTAACAAGATGCAGCAGAGCCAGGCGCGCGTAGAGGCCTCGCAGCGGGCCATTCTCAAGAACCAGGACCGCATCATAATAAAGCTTGATGACATGGAGAGCAGATGAGCAAAAAAAACGCACCGAAAGAAATGAAACGTAGCCTTACTGTGCAGTCAGCAGTGGCCCTTGGCGTCCTTGTGATCCTAAAGGCCGTGCTGCCCATGTACACCGGCCTGGAAATCCCCGACGAAGTGTTTGTCACGCTATGCAGCCTGCTTGGCGTCACGGTAACCTACGGAATGCGACGGGCAATTGTCCCAATCCTCATCTTGGCCATGCCGATGGGCTTGGTTCAATGCTCTGCATCCACCTGTGCAAAAGCCCAGGTGCGCATCACAGCACACCCTGACGGCCTGCCCTCTCCAGCTGGAGAGGTGAGGGTCACCTGTGACGGAGAGCTCCGCGCAAGCATCAGGGCAAAGAACGTTCCGAAGATAATGGCAAGCTGTAATGACGCCGCCATCTGCTGCGAAGGTATGGACAACATTCCGCTGCCCGAAGAGACGGAAGAATGAACGACGAGGCGGCAAAAAAAATTGTCTCTTTACTCATGGCCGCAGCGCAGGCAGAGGCGCGCAAAACCCTCCCAGGCTGGGTCCAGGACAACTGGTTATCGGCATTGTCTGACATCTTTCAAAAAGGCCTTTATCACGCCTGGCTGGCAATTATCACCAACGCTGTCCACCTTGAGGCTGACGTTGTTGAAATCATAGACGAGCGACAGAGCCTCACTGATTCCTCAGTGAAAAAAGACGGTTGATTTTGTTGACAGAGTGTCGCCACATAGAGACCTTCTATAGTCGGAGGTAACTATGTCACGCAAACGAATGATCGACCCATCCTTTTGGGACGATGAAACTGTGGCCTCATGGCCGCTTGTCACAAGACTCACCTACATCGCGCTCTGGAACCACTCGGATGACTATGGACACATCCGAGCAAACCCGAGCTGGCTGCACTCAAAGTGCTTTCCATACGACAACAACATCGACATGAAAAGCGCTCTCCTCCCCCTCGTTGAGACGGGCAGGCTGGCGCTTTATATGGTGAAGAGCGAAACCTTCGGCCGCATCACTTCGTTCCTGAAGTGGCAGAAAATCAACCGCCCATCAAAGACCGGCAACCCACCAATCAATGAGGGCTCACCGATTACTCATGACTGCCTCAGTGAGGACAGGTTTTATCAGCCAAGTTCTGGCGCCCCCCTTCCCCCCAACACGCACCGGCCCAAGTCGGCCAACCCAACGGTACGTGATGGGGAGAAACCAACTGACTGCGGGCCAATCAGTGAGCGGTCAGTGAGCCCTCACGAGACACTCACTCCTGAAGTTAAGTTTAAGTTAAAACAACCTCTCACTACGTTCGAGGTTGTAAACGTGCGCGCACGAAAGGAACAACCACAACCACTACAGGTAATCCAGGACGGGGTTATGGGCGCTTTGGAGAAACAGTGGGAGCCTGGTAGCGAGGCAGAGAAGCTCGCAATCGGCTGGTGGAAGTTCTACAACCACCTCGGCCAGAAGGGCAAGCACTGGCATCACCGCGAGTTTGCCCCGTACCGGAGTCAAGTGTTGAGGGTAACTCACTGCGTGGACGACGAGCACATGCGGCTGGCCATTCGCTACGCTTACCAGTGTACCAAGCGGCGGTTTATGCCAAATGGCGACGACCTTTACCGGCACCCAGCGACCATTTTTGGCCGGCGCGCAGACACGTTTGCTGACGTAAAGCAGCGCATCGACACGTTGGTTGTTGAGGCGGTGATGTGGGAAGGGGCTCAAAAGGAGCAGCGGGAGACCGAGCTCGTCACTAAGCCAGCCCTCACTGACGAAAGGCGCGACATCAACCGGCAAAAGGCATTGCTGTGGCTGGAGTGGATCGAAGACAACAGGGAGGGTGCTTTTTCTTTGGTAAAGGGAACCAACGGCGCCTCCGACGCATACGCTGCGGGCCAGCTCAAAAACTGGAAAGACGAGCTGACGGCTGCATCTGTGACCGGTGAAATCATCTGGGATTACGCAATGCACTCGGTTTACACCAAGGGACTCAGCGGTGAGCAGATAAAGGAGATTGAAGATGCCCCACAGACCACCGAAACAACAGAAGAAGCCGAAGCGCCCGCTCATTCAGCGGGGGTCTAAGGTGCCCCGTAGCGTTCGCACGGTGAGGCGCTACCTTCAATGGCAGCGCGACCTGGGCATTGTCTGGTAATGCCATCCGGCGCGTACAACCGCAAAAAGGGCCATGACTTCGAGAGGCTCTGTGCATCGCAATTCCGCGAGGCAATGCCCGGCGCTTCCTGCAAGAGGGGTATTCAATCTCGCGGAGGTGCGGCGGATAAGATGCCTGATTTGCAGATGCCCGTCTTTGCACCCGAGTGCAAGCGCACCGCCCAGCCTAACATTCGCCGCGCCTATGAGCAGGCCACCGAGGCCTGTCCGAAGGGCAAGATTGCCTGCGCTATCACCAGGGCCAACGGGAGGGGCCAAACAACGCTCTTTACGCTCTCGATGGAGGATATGTTGGACTTTATATCCGAGTGGCACGAGAGCCGCTCTAAATGAGCCAGAGCAGCGTCACACAGTATGCCTGCGATAACTGCGCCCGTGATGTCTTCTCGACGAAAGTCCCAACCGGATGGGGGAAGGTAAGCCTACAGGGTCAGACGCAGACGATATTCGACGATGCCGACATCTGCGAGAGCTGCTCACAGGCCTTTGTGTCCGCCATGACCAAAAGAAAGCGAATCGAAAACGGGAGCCACAGGGAGACTGTCTTGGTTTCCCACAACCCGCCCCACCCCGACAATGCAGGGTATTCGCCATTTACGAAACGGGCGGTTGAAGCTGTGGAAAATGTGGGTTAGATTTGCAGAATGCCCGACAAAACCGTCACGACCTACTCGGCCATAGCCACCTTCCGCGACTGTCGCCAGAAATACAAACACCGCTACCTGGACCTGATTGAGAAAATCAGGGAGCTGGCGCCGGCTCTGTGGATAGGCACCCTTATCCACCTTTGTTTAGAGATGTGGCACAGGCTCCAGCCGCTTGGGGAGATACTGGATTTTATCCACGACAGCCGGGTGGATGGCGACAACAGGAACTGGATCCAGTGCGCGGCGATCATGACTGCCTATGCCCGCAAATATCCCCAAGAGGATGAGTTCAAGATTATCACCCTGGAGGACGAATTCTGCGGACCCCTTATCAACCCCGTCACGGGCCACCAGTCAACGACCATGGAACTCGCCGGCAAGATAGACGGGTTGATTCAATACCCAGACGAGTCCTATGCCATCTTTGAACACAAAACCACCAGCACAGACCTTGAGAAGTACACCAACACGCTGTGGAGCGACTTTCAGACCCGCTTCTACTGCCAGGAGTATGGGCGCTATAAAGGCATCACCATCCGCAAGGCCCTGTTCAACATCATCAAAAAGAGCGCCATCAAGGGGCGTAAGGGTGAAAGCGACGAGGACCGCATTGCGCGCATGGCTGACGACATCCAGTTCAAGCGGTACCTTCTGTCGTTTGACCCGGCCCTTATGGGGGAAATTGGCGAACAGGTCTGGGAACTCAAAGACAACATGCAGGCCGCAGCTCGCAAAAACAAATACTACAAAAACGAATCGCAGTGTAAGCACGCCTTCGGGGGCATGTGCGACTACTATGACCTATGCTCGTCTGGCATGAATCCCATCGTCAGGCACTCCCTTTACCGAAAGCGGGAGCGCTCGCACACTGAGCTCTCTCAGAAGGAAACCAGTGTTACCCACCAAAACCACCCCGCCTAAGCGGGACATCAGGGACATATCCCTGCTTATTTACGGCGACCCAAAATGGGGTAAATCGTCGTTTTGCTCCAATGCCGAGGGGGCCCTATTCATTGCCACCGAGCCCGGCCTCAACCACCTGGACGTGTTCCAGATGGGCGTCAAGGGCGACGGCAACCTCGCAAAGGTTCGCGGGTCGGAAGGTACGCCGATTGAAAAGGATATGGATGGTTGGGAGTACCTTGAATACATCTACAAGCTGCTCGTCCACAAAGAGCACGAATTCAAGACGGTCATCTTTGACACCATCGATGTGGCCTACGACTATTGTTGTGCCCATATTTGTAAGCAAAACGGCTGGGTCAGCCCACAGGTTGAAAAGTACGACGACGATGGAAAGCCCGTATTGTTTGAGTGGGGCGTGGGCTGGGTAGCCTGCAACAACGCCTTTGAGGAGCTGCTGCGAAAGTTCCAGCACCTCAACATGGGCCTGTACTTCGTCAGCCACTCCAAGCTCATCAACGCCAAGTTGAGAACCACCTCAATCAAGGCCGCACCGACACTGCCCAAGGGAGCTCGCAAGGTGGTACTGAAGATGTGTGACATCGTGCTGTACGCAACCAACGACGAGAAGGGGCGGGTGATGTTTACCAAGCCCGACCAGACCCACGAGGCGGGTGACAGAACGCTCCTGTTGCCAGAGGCCATTCGGATCTCCGACGACGACCCCCGGCTCAAGGCCGTTTACAAAAACTTTGCACATGCCATAGGAGGCAAAAATGAAGCCAGCTAACCTTGCAGAACTCGCTGACCAATTCAGCCAACACAAAGACGTAAAGATTACCGAGCAGAAGAGCTTCAGTCCGCTGCCCGCAGGGCACTATACCGTCACGGTAGCCAAGGCCATGTGGGACGAAGCAAAAACCACAGAAACCCCATGCATCCTATGGCACCTAAAGGTCGTAGACGGCGACCACGCTGGCCGCATGATGTTCAAGCGGAACTGGCTCAAGGAGGGCTCCGAGGCCAACATGAGGTTCCTGGCGCAAGACCTCAAGCTGGTGATTGGTGAAATGCCAAAGCTCGATGACCCAGGCCTGATGAACAAGCTGCTCGATAAGGTGCTCTTTGTGAAAAAACAAGGGGACGGGGACCGGGACTACGAGGTCTGGATCAACGGTGTAGACCGGCGCGTAGAGGCCGAGAACCCAGCCGCAAGCAGCAAAACCCTCGCTGACGACGACATACCCTTCTAGGATGAGTGATGGTGAAACTACCACCGGAGTGGCCTGCGCCCCCGCCTTTAACGAGCGGCTCGATGTCGCCCTGTTTGACCTCTCAGAACTCCTCAAAGAACGGCACAGACACCACGGCAACGCCGTCTTTGAACCCGAGAGAGTCTTCAGCTCCGCAAGCCCCAAAGAGCGCATCCTCGTCATGCTCGACTACAAGCTTGCGCGGTATCGACAGGGGAGTGAAGAACTGCGAGGCGAAAACCTGGACGACATGCTAGGCTACCTATTGCTGCTCAAGATAATGGAGTAAAACATGGCTGATATGCTCACCGAAAAGCTCGCGGCAAAGATTGCCAGTGGGCCATCTGGACCCCCTAAAACCATGACAGAGCCCCCCGAGAAGGAGGAGGCCCCTGTCCCGGCCGCAAAGGTCCAAGCCCTGGTTGACGGCTGGAAGCCCACAACGGACGAGGGCAAACAATATAAGGCCGAATTAGCGGGCCTGCTGGGTGGTGGGCCGGAACTTGGACCAGGACCAACTGGACCGTCCCCACTCCCCGTATAGTGCTTGCTGCCAGGGCCCCAACATGAAAGAATTCCCATGTCCGATCCACCCGTGAGCGCCTTCGATAGAACTAAGGGCCGGCTCGCCACCTGTATAGACTGCGACAAAAGCCAGTGGGAGGGGTACTTCATCAAATGTACCGAGTGCGGCTGCTTCATGACCGTCAAGGCAGCTATACCCTGGATGAAGTGCCCTATAGGCAAGTGGGGCCCCGGTAATGAGCCAGCGCCCTTGCCTGAAAACGGCTGAATACTTTGTCCCTCGAGAGGGGGGTGAAGTATATATATATTTAATATCCAACAGACTCACAAGGGTACCCCCCCTCCCCGCCACATGATTTAAGGAAGCAGCTAAGTCCTTGTTATTACAGGCGAAACGAACGTATACCCATGGAACCATGGGGCGACAGTGGGTTGAAAAGCCGGCCAGAACGGGGGACTGCGCTGCCCTGGACGAGCTCCATCAACATGGTGATCCATTTAAGATTCGCCTTTTCAATATCTCGTCAACCTGTCATACCTGAAGGGTATGGCGACACGTCGCGACCCAGAATCCATCGATGCCACGGTCGGTCAAATCACCGGTGACCTCTTACATCTCGCGAACACGCACGAGCCTGAGCTAGTTCGACGCCAACAACTAAACGTCAAATTATCTACAGCAGATTTCAAACTGCTAGACACACTGCGTCGACACTATGGCCATTCATGGGCATCAATGGTCTCGCGTATATTGTGGATGATAGCCCGGACACTGCGGACAGGTCGCGACCCCTACACCGGTGAGCCGCTAAATAAACCAATAAACAACGAGTGACTTGCAACTTGCAAGAATAGGGGTAGAGTACTAGTTAGCTTTAGGAGGCTAACTATGTCATTCAAACAGATTCTAGCGGTTCTAATCCTTACCTGTCTATCGTTTCTGGCCTTTGGCCATGTCGAAAACTTTACCTTTGGCCTCATAGATAACGCGCCAATGTTGGTGCTAATGCTGATGGGTTGCGACCCCGACAAGGGCATTGGCGCACGGCTCGCACGGTTCAACATCTCTCCAACCTACCTCGCGTGCGGAGTCGCTATGATTGTGAACACTGGCACTGATGGCACTGCGGGACTAGTAGACCCGGATGCCGCATGTCTTGGCATTATCTTTGGTTGCCTAGTCCCTATCGCCTTCCTCCCAGTCGTTTGGTTGCTTAGAAGCGAGACACCCGCGGTTGAGACACCCGAGCCCGAGCCCGAGCCCGAGCCCGAGCCGCAGCCCCTGAAACCATGGGCGACCTATCACGCCATGTGTGCCCTACCCAAAGGCCAACGCAAAGCCGCAACCATTCAAGGCATCGACACTGTCAACGCTGCTATTGAAACGGCCTCATACCCCGAGAACTGTCACTTTGAAAGCGAGAAGCAAACGCTCGAGCAGTGCCTATACATCTGTTTCTAAACAACCCAAAAAATGGAGTGCAACTATGTCAAAGCGCAACTCAATCAAAGTTTACGACGGTCCGTCTCTAATCGATGGCCAGCGAATTATTGTCCTGCTAACCGGACTCGCCACGGCGTCCACTAACGATAAGACTGGGGATATGCTCCAGACGTGGATAATGCGGTACGACATCGCGCCACATGAAGCGGTAAAGACCGGTGACGACGTTAGCGTCTGCGGGCAATGTCCACTACGCCGAGTCCATTACAAAGAGTTGAACGTCTCTAAAAAGCCTTGCTACGTTCTAACCTTTCAGGCGCCACGTTCAACATGGGTCGCTAACCGTGATTTGGAAGTGACAGAATCGGAAACGGTCCAGTCACTGATAGCAGGCAGGAAAGTACGACGCGGTTCCTATGGCGACCCGAACGCAGTACCGATAGCAGTTTGGACAATGCTAGACAATGGCGAACGACCTACCGGTTATACCCACCAGTGGAAAGATGGCGCGAACCTTTCAGCCTATGTGATGGCATCCGTTCACAGCGCAACCGAACGCACTGCGGCAAAGTCGAACGGCTACCGTACTTTCCGCATGATTGCAGACGTTGCAGACGTGCAAGACGGTGAGATTCTGTGCCCTGCTAGCAAGGAAGCGGGACACCTTACAAAGTGTTTCAAATGTGGGCTTTGCAATGGTTCCAAGGGTACCAGCGACAAGCGTAAAGACGTGGCGATAGTCGCGCACGGCGGTTGAGCATTGCTAGGGCCACCGACTGCGGTCGGTGGCCTTCTGGAGTGCTCAAACTCCCAATTGAAATGAGGTAACTATGCAGTCAATCACAATAACCGATCCAAAGACCAAGCAAGTATGGCGCATGCGGTACATCGCCACGGGCGACAAGTACGGCCGCGACGATTGTCTAACCCATGACAAAGAGCCCATGGTGGAGTTCTACGACATGGCAAGAGCGCTGACCGTTGGCGAGCGTGGTCAGTTTGTCACTCGGTACTACATTTACTCGCTGCGTGGTGATGTTTACAACAATGCCTATGTGGACAAGGGCAATCGCCGTGGTCTTGACCTGATGGGCTACGAACCCACGTGGAAGGTATCCGCGCCAATGATGGACCTTGTGATGTCGTGGTTGACAGAAGTTGAGCGACTGGAAGCAATAACCGTGACACAAGCGCTGATTGACCGAATACAATCTTTGCAATCAGAGTGCGAGAACAGCAAGTACGGCCTTAATACTGAGGACGCGCTTCCACTTTTGGAGGATTTGCGCGTGTTTCTACAACGGCATCCGCATAGGACATGCGTCAAGTGTGACGGTTTTGCCAACGGCACAACCAAAGACGTCTGTTGTGGCGTTCGCATCGTCATCTAGCGGCAACTCTCAGGTGTTGCGCCCGGTCAGGAAACTGGCCGGGCTTTTTTGTGCCTACTTTCAGGTGTTGCGACAAGCACAGGAACGATTTGACGGGACTTTGGGCCACAACCCTACCCGATACCCCACCGACACAACAAACGTCCAAGGAGCGCGGCAATCTGCAAGAGAACCCCTCTTGATATTAATCCGAGGTTAACTTGTTACTAGTTTAACAACTCGAACGTAGTGAGAGTTGAGATGTAACGCCCGCGCGTACGTGAGGGGGGACCACGCAACTGTCCCCCCTCG